ATAATAGTGTCGTGCATATGCTGTTCTTGGGTTTTTCTGGTGTTGGTAAAACAACTATGGCCAATGTTGTTGCGAATGAAATGGGAGTCAACTTCCATCAAATAATGGCCACACGAATAAAGTCATGGAATGACTTTTATAATGTATTAAAAGATGTCGAGGAAAATGATGTCATCTTTATCGATGAAATTCATGCACTAGCACCTAAAATTCAAGAGCAACTTTATAGTGTTATGGAAGATTTTATTTGTACTCTTGAAGACAAAAATCTTGCCAAAATGCGTCAAGTCCGTGTGCCAAAATTTACACTTATTGGTGCTACTACTCACTCTGGTGACCTGAATCCACCTCTCATGTCGCGTTTTCAATACAAGGCACAGTTAGTTCCGTACAATTTTGATGAACTGACTAAGATGGTTCAGACTGCAGGTGAGCGTGTCTATGATATTAATATCCCTATGGATGTTGCTAATAGAATTGCTAGATTATCCAGGAAGACTGCTCGATTGTGTTACAACTTGCTACGTAGCTTTATGGATGTAGCAGAAGCACAAACTTATGGCAAAGTAACTCCTGACATGCTCACTTCTGAATTGTTGTATAAAACTCTCAAGCTTGAACAGATTGATCCTATTATTGGATTAGATTATGCATCCAGAAAATATATCGTCACGCTATTACGAGAAAATGCTCCTATTGGCAGTCGTTCTCTTGGTGCAATGATCAATGAGCAAGAAAGCACTATCCTTGGCATGATCGAACCATTTCTCCTATCAGATATTGAACTTGAACATAAAGAACAAGGCAATGTTGTACGTAAATCTGGTCCTTTTGTGCGAATTACCAAAAAGGGACGTGTTGCGACTGATAATGCTTACAGTTATATCAAACTGTGTCATAGCTTGCAGAAACTTGGATGGTTCAATAACGAATCGCTTAATGTGAAATCGGAGTAAATATGCCTGTACGACAGATGACTTTTAATGATGACGCTCGTAAAGCAATGGAGCGTGGTGTGAATGCAGTAGCGGAGGCTGTCAAAGTCACGCTCGGACCTAAAGGTAGAAATGTAGTAATTCAATCTCAAGGTGGTCCAATTGTTACTAAAGATGGTGTTACCGTTGCTAAGAATGTGGAGTTAGAATGTCCTTATGAAGATTTGGGTGCTCAACTTTGCAAACAAGTTTCATCAAAAACAAATGATGTAGCTGGTGATGGTACTACGACAGCCACTGTTCTTGCTCAAGCTCTTGTGAATAAGGGATTAAAGTATATTGCTGCTGGTGGAAATCCATCTTATAAATGTCGTGGAACTGGTTTTTGCCCTTTGGCGTTCCCCCAAAAACAGCCCAGCCGAGGCGATCACTCAAACACGGTCTGATGATGTTTCCCCATACGCTTGGTCTGAAGTCACCGTATTCGTCCATGTAAACGCCGTTAAAGCCCATGCCCCGCATTGCGTCAGCGTTGTCAGCACCGAACAGCATGATCTTTGCACCGTTCACCAGCTCCACCATCAGGTCGGCTTCGTTTGTGGCTTTGGTTACTGGTGCGGCGTAATGCTTGAGGTAATCCCATGCCACCCGCTTGGCTTGGCTTCTAAATGGGGCTATGTAGGCATACTGTGCGCCCCGACCGCTTTCAGTGATGGCTCGTTTGATCAGGTCATTGATTGCCGCTACGGTCTTTCCAGCTCTACGGTGGGCAAGTAGGCATGACCATCTTTCTGTCCTCAAGTGAAACGGCATGAAAGCCGCCCTTGGGTGGTAAGGGATGATTACTTCACGCCGCCCCATGTCACCACCATTTCTACCGGCCCATCATCCTTGCCGGTGATCTCAGTCCTTGCTAACTTGGGTACATGGTATTCAACTACCGATTGGAATAGCTCAAAGGCTTTGGCAGGGTTGGGTTTTATGTCAGCCTCGGGAATGCCATTAGCAACGTCATCAAGCCATTGTGTGAGTCGGTGAGCATTACCATCCACAAACATTGCTATGGCCTCTCTAGCTTGCGCTGTGACCTTATTAGGCGTACCCGCAGACCTACCGCCAGCTTTTTTTCTATTCTTAACTACTTTAGTTATATCATTCATAATAAAGCATTATGTTATTCAGTGGGGATGGGGTATCTTAACTCTTGCGGGCTTGCAAATGGGCTTTGACCTGCACCGATTCGTTGCTGGGCATAGTCTTGTGCTTTTTTGTATATCTCTGGCGTTGGCTCTATTCCCATTCTTAACAGGTCAATTTCCTGTTTGTTAAGGGTTGGCACTAGCAATGGGTGTGACACCATTTTGCCGTCTTGTTCATAGGCGCTTGAAAACTCAGTCATTGCGCCGCCTTGGTTTACAGGTATCTCACCAAAGTATCCTTTGCCTTTCAATGTGCCATCAGTTATGTTTTGTCCGGTTTCCAAATACCTTGCGCCAGACAAGCCGGGTTCACGGCTTAGGGCTTGGGCTAACAGGCTGTAATCAGGCATGGACAACCTCTTTCATTTTGATTAGGCCGTTCATCATTCGGCTTTTGGTATTGTGCCACTGCTTGCTGAAATCACAATCTTGGTAATGGTCAAACTCAGGTATGCCCAGCGTGTAGTGAGCAATCTTGGCGTTTTTGTTGTCTTGTTCGCCTACCAATACGTTCCATTCTTTCGGTAGCTCACCGATAAGTGAATCGGGCAACCAACCGAAACGATGCAAGTCTGAGCCGCTGTGGTCAGCCACAAAGTCAGGTGTCAGCACCTTGTTTCTTGGGTGGTCGCAGTTCCACAAAATCAGGCTTGACCAGTTCTTTCGGGGATAGTCCCGATTCGCCGCTTCCATCGGTGTGCCAATGTATTTCTTTGGGTGCTTGGTCAGGTAATCGTGCTTAACAACTTGCACCGCCTTGGTCGGGTCAAACAGCTTGCTCAAATCATCAATGTTGGACAGCATCAGCATATCGCTGGCATCCATAAATATCGCCCTGCCAGTGAATTTGGTGAAATAGGGGACTAAAAACCGCTGGTAAGTAAATGCGTTTGTGCCGTCCCGCTGTGTACCGTATAACGGTGTTATGGCGACTGGCTCGCTGGTGCGTTCAATCAGTCTCTGGCAGAACACATGGTAGCCAATGGCCTCCCTTGGGTCGTAGCCAGCAAATATCCTGATCATTTTAATGACAGTAAATAGATTGTGCTGTCCACCAGCGCAGCTATTTCATCCACAATGTTTTGCAAATGGCTATCGTCTGGCAAAGCCTCGCGGTTTTTCTCAATGTAGGTTTTGATGCTGGTTAGGTACTTAACAGGGTCTTTGGCGTTGTGAAAGTTCTCAGGAAAGTCCTTAATCTTTTCGTAACAGCCAGAATACGCTTCTGCGTAGTTGTCAGCCAAGTCAACAATGGCAGGGTAGTATTTACCCAAAGCCTTGTGTACGGCGTATGAATCGGTGCTCAGGTGCATGAAATGCGTCACCGTGGAGCTGTGAAACAGCGTGGAAATAAAGTCGGCAACGTCTTTTTTCATGGTCATCCTTAAAGGTTGTTAGTGGCTTCCATAAAGCAGGATTTGGGCGCAATTCAACAACAAAAAACTCCCACCGGAGCTAAACCGTTTTCCACCAACACGGCTGGAGACTGGTTGAATTCACCAGCTTAAAGTGACAATCTCCATGCGTCTTGGCAAAAAAAGCAGGGGTCAATGCCCCTGCAAAGAAGACAACTGCACGTCAATTGTAAACGCTGGAATAGGTACGTCAACAGGCCATAAGCCTTGGATGTACAGTTTTTTTACCGTGGCAATGTGCGCTTGTTCCCACATTTCTTGGCGTTCCTCTTTGCTCATGTCTTTGCCTTGGTCAATTTCATAATGGCATTTCAAGCACAAAGCCGCCACTAGATTGTCATCAGCCTTTACGCCCCTGCCTTTGCCACCACCCCAGTTTGTGTGTGCGGCCTGCACCATCTGGCCCGACCCGCAGGCTTGGCAGTCAAGCCCTGCCACCAGCTTGAGTAGCTTTTTTGACCTTACATAATTGTGTTTTTGAAACATGGGTACACTTATTTTTGGTTGCCGTTTTAAATGCTTGCGGTGATTATTTTGGGTCGGCCTTGTGCCGATCCCCTTTTTATTCCTCTAAAGCCCGAAACTTAACGCCCTGCTGTGCGCCAAACATGGTTGACAGCTCAATGACCTCGTTCATCTCAGCCACGGTCATTTTGCTTGTTCTTGCGCCAATGACCACAAAGCCGCCCTCAATGCCGGGGACAATCTTTTGTTTTTTCAACGCAGCAGTCAGCACATCTTTCCATTCTTCTTTGTGTAGCTTTTGACCGTACCAAACCACTTGCTGGGCAATGTCCTCAAGGTTTGCCCACATTAGCCGGTTTTGCTCAAGGCTTCTCACTTAATCACCGCAAAAACATGAAATTGCTTCTTCATCAGGATCAAACATATCAGTTTGTTCTGCTGAATATTTATACATTTGGGCATAGCTGGGTCGGTCAATAGCAAAGAATTTGCCATCTCCGTGGCATCTTTTTGCCGCTTCTTCTTCTTGTTTTATCCACCAAAGCGCCCGTTCTGGCTTTTCTTTAATCAAACTCAGTACTTGGGATTTTGGTTTCAACATACATAAATCACAGTTTCCGTGCATTGTTTTGCCGTTCATGTTTGGCAATTCAAGGTCAAAAGTTTGGTTTTTCCAAAAATTGCCAACTTCTTTTGATGAAACATTGTCAGGAACAAGCGGCATAAAAACCGTTTCATGTTTGTTTTCAGGATGTGGATTGGCGCGAAATTTAGCCACTCTCCTTGGTTCATCTGCCCGTATGCCTATAAATGAATCCCAATCAGTCCACCCAATTGATCGCAAATGTCGGTGCATGGTTCTGGTTTTCATTTGGCTTGAACAATATCTGGCCCTACCATTTGGCAAACTAGGCTCAAACCATTTAATTACCGTTTCAAAAGGCTCGCCATTTCTACTTGCGGTTTGATAATTAACAACTTTTGAAATTTTTACGTCATTCACAACAGCAAATTCCAACCAAGTAATTTCAACATTCCAATGTTTTGAACAATCATTTACAAATTTCAAAGTAGCTTCTTCCTCTTTTCCTGTATTACAAAAAATAACCTTAGCCTTGTTTGGCAGTTGCCCCCCCCCGCACTCTAATACTTTATGCAGCATATAAGCACTTGTGCGCCCACCGCTAAAACTGATGCACGTTGGCTCTGTTATTTCATATGGATTCACTTAATCACCCCAATCATTCTTAAAGCCGCATCAGGGCTGTCTACAACCGCCAATGCGCCGCCTTTCCACACGCCGTGCCACCGTAGCTGGTCTTCATTCAAAGACCTCTTGGACGGCGGTTTAAAGCCGTCCTTAACTTCCATAAGCAGGGTCTGGCCTTTAAAACCCACCAGCAAATCAGGTACACCCTTGCCAACACCAGCCAAAGATTGCACCGAAGCGCCAGCCGCTCGTAGCGCCGTAACCACCGCTTCTTGATTTGCATCAATTTTTGCCGCCCTCATTCATTCTCCTGCGTAAATCGTCAGCTTCAGTTTTGCCTCGGCGTTTTTCAATGTCTTCAATTGTTTTTAGCCACCAAACGTAGGCTTCTCTTTTGCCCTCCTCCTTGATTTTCTTCTTGTACCGCTTGATCCAGTCCCTCGCCTCCATCGTCCGCAAGGTCTCCTGTATCTCTAAGCGCTGTTCGGATGACAGATTGGCTAAATTGTTCCCCGTCTTTGAGTCGGGAAAGAATGCTGTTGGCGACTTGTCTGTGCTCATGGTTCATCTGCGACCCCGAAGCGCATCCAATCGGGCTTTTACGTCAGCAGGCATCGGTACAGCTCTGGCTCGGTCTTCTGCCAGTTTGTCCAAAATGTTGATGGTTTTTTTAATTTCAGGTATCTCAGCGCCATCCCAGCGGCGTTGGTTTAGGTAAACAGCGGGTGAGGGTATGTAAGCCCCACCGTCTTTGCGCCATTGGTCGGTGGTTTTCATCCATTCAATGTGCTTGATTATTTGATCAACGCAGCTATCACAATAATACTTCTCCCACCGCTTGAGGCAATCAGACTTGCCGCCTTTGCGTGTGCTGATAGGCCAAGCTGCCCAAAATCTTTCAAAGCCTGATTCAAACATTTTTGATCCTCCAGTTGTTCATATCGACCGCATTCGTTGCAAGTCCATGCAACCCTGTTGTTGGTCAGTTGATGTTCTCGTATCAATCCCCCACACTTGCATTGCCTCATATGTACCCCTTATTGCTCTTTGGTGAATGTTGGAGCAAAGCACAGCCTTACCGTGATCAAAATCAAAGTTCGCCTGTGCCTCGATGTTGCTCTTCGGAGCCATGTCATCGCATCGCACTATCTCAGACTGTTTCAACCACCGCGCTCTAAGACTAAGCCCACGCTCCCCGATTTGGTTTGCTCGTGTATCGGGGTATCTCAATCGCAACCATCGACGTACCGCATTGCGTTGTCCAAAAGCAAAAACCCCGCAAGATGCTCTGTGGTCTTGGCTCTTGGCGAGAGCAACAGCAAGGCGATTGAAGCAACTCAAAAGTCTCGCTTGCCGTACGACAAGACCACACAGTACCCTGCGGGGTTTATTGGTTGCTTCATCGCCTAGATGCCACTCTAGACGGTTGTGAGTATACATAATTTTTTTAAGTTGTAAACCACTCAGGACGCAAGTCTCTAAGCTGGCGCATTCGCAACTCAGGCACGGTTTTCCACAAACACACCGCCGCCCTTGAAATCTTCAATAGCCTAGCAAGCTCACTTTGTGAGCCTGCCAACTGTACTAATTGTTCTTTTGTCATCAGGGGATTGTAAAGCCTAATTAACAAATAAGCGACATTAGGGAAAGTCCCTATAAAAAACCCTTGACTGTTTGTTTAGTTAGCTTAACAATGCACCATGCCCCAGCAATTTTGCACAGGGTCTTTTAGGAGAAATGATGTTTGAAATAGAAAAATACAAAAAACCCACCGATTGGTTTTACGTTGCTATGTGGATCGTATCGGTTACCGCCATTGTGGTGGTTGCTCTCGACATATTTGTTTGGAGAGCATGATGGAAGAAACAGGCACATTTGAAGAGCATTTAAACCGCCTTGGCGTGGTTGATGTTGAATGGTATTGGTGTGAGGGCGATGATTGGGAATTAAGCGGTTACTTTGATTTAACCGTTACTTATGAGGGCTTGGACGTTACCAATGACCTTACCAAAGCCGAATACAACTACTTGTTGCAATGCACCAAAGAACACACCGACTACGAACCTGACCACAAACGTGCGGCAAGGGTTTACAGCTCACTCCTTAACAACCACTTTTAGGATAACCATGAAATACGCACTTTTACTTTTAGTGCTGGTCGGTTGCGCCAGCGAATCCAAAATAACTGAACAACAGCTCATTATGGATAAGCAAATCCAATCAATGGGCAGAAGTGAAGTTATTGATGCCATCAAGCAATGCGAGACCTCTAACCTTAGAGCCATCACCGTGTTTGGTAAACGCAAGATCAACGGTTACACCGCAGAGACCATCGTGGATGTGACCTGTGGCCCTAAATTTCATTAAGGAGACAACATGGAAACTTTTACACCCATTGGAAAACACATTGCCGCAGCATTTGTCAAAGCACAACGCCAGTTCGGGCCAGCTCTAAAAACGTCTGTAAACCCGCACTTTAAATCCAAGTATGCTGACTTAGCTAATTGCATTGAGGCGGTCATAGAGGCTTTAAACGCCAACAACATCGGTCTTATGCAACGTACCTATGAATGCAAAGACGGTGTTTTGGTAGAAACCGTGTTTATCCATGAATCAGGTGAAGTCATGGAATGCGGGATGCTCCATTTGCCTGCCAGCAAACTGGATGCAATGGGTTTTGGTAGCTGCTTGACTTATGCGCGGAGATACAGTTTGTTAGCCGCCACAGGTCTCGCCCCTGAAGATGATGACGGTGTAGCCGCCAGCCGCCGCACCGAAATCAAATCCACGGTTAACGAAAGCCAAATAGCTGACCTGTTGGCGGCAATGGATGAGGTGACCACCATCAAAGAGCTACAGCAAGCCTACAAAGACGCATACAAGGCGACAAATGGCGAGCAGGCATGGCAGACCAAGGTCATCACCAAAAAAGACGCTAAAAAGGCGCAATTGGAAGCCACATTGTCAAAGGAGTTAACCAAATGAAAGCATTTCCTAATCCACACCGCACCGACGAATTAGGCATGACCTTGCGGGATTATTTTGCGGCACACTCAATTCAAACAGTCATGCTAATGGTTAAACATAATTTTAAGATAGATCTTGACACTTTTTACTGGCATGAAACTGAAAGAGAAATAGTAGCAGAAAACGCTTATAAATTGGCAGACGCAATGCTAAAAGCGAGGGAAGCCTAATGGAACAACGCACAGAGGAATGGTTTGCCGCCAGGTGTGGCAAGGTCACCGCAAGCCGTGTGGCAGACATCATTGCCAAGACCAAGACAGGTGCAAGCGCCAGCCGCGAAAACTACCTTGCCCAATTGGTCTGCGAAAGGTTAACAGGCAAACCTGCCGAGTCCTACAGCAACGCCGCTATGCAATGGGGTACAGACACAGAGCCGTTTGCCCGAGCTGCTTATGAGGCGCGGATGGATTTGTTGGTCACCGAGGTGGGGTTTATCGACCACCCTTGGATTCCCTTGTCGGGCGCATCCCCTGATGGTTTGGCTAATGAGGGTATGGTCGAGATAAAAGCGCCCAATACTGCGACCCATCTCCAAACCTTATTAGACCGCAAAGTACCCGAAAAATACATAACGCAAATGATGTGGCAAATGTGCTGTGCCGACCGCCCTTGGTGCGACTTTGTAAGTTTCGATCCGCGTCTTCCTGAGAGACATCAGCTATTCATCAAAAGAATTAACTATGACCCCGAAATGGTTAATTTGCTTGAGAATTCAGTCATCCAGTTTTTGGGTGATGTAGACCTAAAAATCCAACAACTAGAAAGTTTGCCATGAAAAAATTTAAAGATATTGTCGTTGCCACAGGTACTTACATTAACACCACAGGTGAAGAAAAGAAAAGATGGAAAACAATTGGCGCAATTTATTGGGAGGGTGATACAGAAAAATTGTCAGTCAAATTAGATTCAATTCCATTTGTAGATGGCGGTTGGAATGGTTGGGCAACGTGTTTTGAGCCTGAAGACAATAAATTTGTTAAATCCGACAGACCAAACAAAGTAAGAAGAGATCAAGAAGATGACATCCCTTTTTAGAGCTAGGGGGCTTGACCCCTTTACCAGCCACGCCGCCGCAGACCAATCCATAGACCTTGCCAAGCAGCACTTTGAAAAGATCGTAGAGTGCTTGCGCCGCTTTGGGCCAATGGGCAAGGATGGCATTGCCGAGCTGGTGGGGCTTGATGGCAATCAGGTCGCCAGGCGCATGAAAGAGCTTGAAAAGGATGGAATGGTGGAGCTTACAGGGCGTACAACCAAGTCCAACTCAGGCAGGTCAGAAAGAGAATGGCAGTTTGTGCCAGTACAGAGGGAGTTAATTTGAGCTATCTTGTTTCATCATTACCACCCATCAAATGCTTTGTAAAGGCTGAGTTTCTTTACAACCACACCAAAAGGCATGGCGAGCTTGTACCTTGCGTGTGGGTCAGCCTCAAAGCTCTTAGAGGCCAAGTGTTCAGGATTGAGTCTTTGCTGACTGAATACGGCGCTTTGTACGACAAACTACCCATTCACGCCTATGTGTGGAAAGAGGGCGCTAGTGACCTACCCATTGACATTTTGCAATTGTGGGACTGCATGGGTTACAGGTTTACCATTATTGAAAAGATTGGCTTGCGTAACCTTGGCGTTAAGTTTTTGGGCAAGGATAAGCAATGGCATTTTGGTACATACCTGTTTACCGTGGACTTTTGCGCTGATGGCATGGATTTAGACACCGGTTTTACAGAGACCGCTGAGGAGCACAAGAGCTTTAATTTCATTAAACTTGAGTCAGGTCAGTTTGCTTGCCAACCCAATAACCGATGTTTGTGGTATGACCAAAGCCTTATACCAAGCGAAACCAAGTTTCCTGATTTCCAAGCCGCGCAGCATCTATGGTCTGTGGATGGCACACGCAAATGGTCGGCGGGTGACGATTGGTTTTACACCATAGAGGAAAAGAATGAATAAAGCACAGCAGGTTTTTGAGGCCATGATGCGAGCCAAAGGTCATACAGACTTTAGCGGCACAAAGGGTAGGTATAACAGCCCTGCTATACAAACCCGATGGAATTACTTTTTGCTTGGTTGGGAAATGCGAGGTGTGCATTGATTGCCACGGTCTTGGCATTGGTGATTGGCGCAATCATTGGGGTCGGGACTTTGGTAATTTTTGCTATGTTGTTGGCACACGTTCAAAGTGTGGACAATCTACCAAGTTGGAGAAATTCCCACCCCACCGATTCTTTGGATGAAGAGTTTCCCAATACGCCCCAAGGGGAGCAAGAGTCGCCTTATCCCAAATAATCTTGCCATCCTTAAAAAAGTTAAGGTCAATGGCGCAGCGTTTAAGGTGGATGCTGTTCATGGTCTTGGAACGCCCTGCCTTAAAGTGCAAAGCCTGTTGTTCGGGAGTCCTGGCTAACTCGCCGCCGGTCACCACAAAACCTTGGTCGGTAGCGTATTGGATCAGTTTGCAGGCATCCAACAGGAAAGCCGCTTGTTCGGTGCTTAAGCTCATTTTTCCTCCTCATCATGAGATAGTTTCACGCCAGCCAACAATCCAATAAAGCCGCCCACAATGGTTTGAAACGCTGGGCTAATCAATTTAAAGATTTCAGCGTTGTCAACCTTTTCGTCAAACAGGCCAGCCATAAGCACAAAAACCATGCTCATGATGACAATGCACAATGTAAAGCTGACCATCATGGTCACAAAAAAAGTTAATTTAGCTTTCATTTCTTCTTCATTTCTGCAAGTTTTTCAACCGTGCGCCCACCAAAGTAAGCGCCCATGATTAGCATTCCCCAATTGCCCAAAAGGGTCACATAGGACTCGTTTGCGTTATAGCCAAACGCAGACATCATTGCAAACAAGAAATAGCCCAAAAATATAGCTATAAGACTCATGGGGCGTATGTTCTTGGATAGCCAAGAGTCAGATGCCATATCTGCGTCCCAGCGGTTTGTGACGTTGTTATCTTCGTTCTTAGCGGCATCAGCAAATAATTGCAATTCAGCCAATTCCATTTTGGCTTTTTCAATGCCAAGTTGCAACAGACGCTCTTCATGTTCAAACTGAAGCTGGCGTAGCTTGGATACATCTTCAGGCGTTGGGTTGTCAGATATTTTTACACCAAGGGTGTTTTCAACCACTTCCTTACCCTTGGCTTGGATTGCGCTACTAAGCAGGCCAAGACCGTTTTGGGCAAGGCTGCTAAGGAGGGATGCGACTATTGGAATCATTTTTTTCCTTTGCTTGGTTTATTAAACGCTGTACTTGCTCTTGTTGACGTTTGGTTTCTTGCTTGGCTTCCAAAATATCAAGATACATAGCTCCCATGATTGGTAAAAGAATCCCAAACACTACCACCATACTAAGAAAAGCTATCAAGAACCCCATTTCACTATTCTCATTTGGCGTATTGCTAGAAACAGGAGGTGGAGGTATATAGTAACTATCATTACTGCCCCGATTATTAGCGCTCGGTCTTGCAGTTGGTTTAGCATTTTTCGCCGTTGCCATTGTGCGACCCTATCTTTTGCTTCCTGCTCTAGCCTTTCTTTTTCAGCTTGTTCCTGCAACCTTTCAAACTCATCCTGAAACCTTGACCAAACCGCACCCAAAGCAGGGTCAACGCCGTAGATTAACAATTCCCTCAATTCGACTGCTTGGCGCTCCAGCTCCATCTCTTTAAAGATGTTGTCCAGCGCTTGGGCTTTTAGTGACTTACCCTTTGGCGGGTTTTTCTTTTGTTCAGCGGAGACGGCTTTGACTTGTTCATGGGCATCAAAAAATTTACCGATGTAACCCGAAATCTCCATTGTGATGTTGGTGACATCTTTGGAAGTTGCTTTAAGGTCTTTGTAAAAAGATACGGCCTGCTTGATTGCACCAATGGCTGCAAGGGCTGCGGTAAAAGGATCAATTTACAGCACCTTTAAAACAAGCGTCAACAGCATTCCAATTATCGCGGCGCATGACCCTATCAATATTTGCTCAATGCGCTTTAAACGTGCATTGATGCTGTCGTAGCGTAGCTCACACACCGCCTCGTGCGTATCTACCCGAGCTTCTATTGGTGTCATTGTGTTACCTCATCCGCTGGCAATGGTGTATTGCCCTCTGCAAGCCATGCTAGGTAGGCTTGGTAGTCGGTGTTGTCAAGGTCAAATGGGATGTAAGCGTTGTCTGCTAAACGCAAAACAAGATTTGTTTGGTTTGTTATTTTGTTTTTTATTAACTTGTACATTTTTATAACTCCGCAGATGCAGTCCATGTGTATTGAAAATATCCAGACCCAGTTCCATTTGCGGATAAGTTTGCTTCAAAGCCATCAAGCAAAGTGCCGCCTGAATTTATAGATGGTGCGGTTGTTGGAAAATTAGAATTTCCTACGTTTACTGTGGTAACTGTTGCGCCAGCTCTTTTTGTTACTTTAAAAACTCCCATAACATAATATCCGCTACCCGAAGTAACATTTGCAGAAAATATCCAATAAACAGAACTTGCTTCATAATATCTTTGGCAAAGTTGAAGCTCAGTCCCAATAGGTCTGTAATCAAAACTAGTTGCTGTTGAGCCTTTTTCTAGCTGTACATTACCAACTGTCCATGTCAACCCCGCCGTCAATGCGCCAACAGTAAACACAATCTGTATGCCTGTTGTAGCCGCCGCAGGAATGCTTATATTTGTAGAGAAGTTGGTAACAGTTGAAGTGACTGTAAATGTGCCTGTTGCAATTTGGGTAACAGTTGGGCTTGCCAATGTGCCAAACGTGTCTGCTGTTGTCGTTGCATAACTTGCTGTCCATGTAACTGTAGTCAATGTCGCAGATATAGCCAAGTCTGCTGACAATGTTGCGGTAGAACCAGCAAGGTCGTAACTGTTAAGTTGTTCAATACGCTGACCAATACCAACAGCAGTAGCAGATGCCGCACCAGTAATTTGCAATCTGTTCTTTGTTGCACTAGCTCCAGCCACCTGTGCCGCAGTTACGTTTGCACCTGTGCAGTACACATAAAATCGGTCTACAGTTGAATAACCAAGAGCAATGGTTGAACCCGCAGTAATGGTTGCAGACGTTGCTCTTTGTGCAATTTGCATCTGACCATTTATGATGCGGTTTTTGAATCCAAAAGAAGAAGCAGAATCAAATTGATTTGCAAGGGATATACCCGTTGTTCCTGAGATTGTTATGGTCATGCTAATTGCTCCTCTGTAGGTCTAGCCAATGTTGGGTGTTCCCACTTGGCTATGTATGCACCTTTGCCGTCAGAGTCATCTTGCAATTGGATGGTGGTCATAAAGTCACGTTCAGTCAATGTAGGGTACAGCGCCATTATTTTTTCGTAAAGGTTCATCATGCACTCCTTATCATTGCTGCTTGGAAATAATTGCTTTGTGATGTTGTTTCATTATTTTGAGTTGCTGAGTTTTGCTGAACATAAATTTCAATGTAATCTGTAGAACCATTTAGATACACCTGACAAGAAACAACTACCCAAAAGGAAGCGGCAACCAAGTTACCATTTTTATATGCAGAGCCGTTTTTGTAAACCCAAATATATATTAGTGCCGTTGTAGAGGCTACACTAGTAGCAGCATTTACTTGGTAATATCCTGCAACAGTTGGTGTAAATCTACTTGATGCAAAATTTGAATTTGTATCCCATTCCTCAGTGCCATAGGTTATTTTTGTAGCTACAGTAGAAACCAAACTTGTTGTTGCGCTTGGGTAAGCACTAAACGCAGGGCCAGTGCCACTAAAAGTAGAAGCTGTACTTATTAAAGTCCCTGTGTTTTCGGGCAACGTCAGCGTGAAGTCGCTGTTTGTATTTGGTGCGGCAATAGTCAGCGTACCTGTGCCGCTTGCATTGCCTGAAACTTTTACTAAACTCATGGCATCACCGCCTTAATCTGTTCAGTTGTTGTTGCTGAATCAATAGCTGTTTGCATGGTGGCGTATTTTGTTCTGATTACTGCCCTTGCCGCTTCTGCCGCTGTTGCTTCAGATGGAATTGTTGTCTTAATGTCCAATGGCGCAAACTCGGCAGACCGAGCCAAACGTCTAGCATCATGGGCTATGTTCTTTGCTTTGTTAATGTTTATGGTAATCATGCTTGGTACTCCCATGCGTTGCGGAATGTGCGGTCTGTTGGAATGTCAGCAACATCCACAATCTTGTATGGCTTACCAGTAGGAACATCCTTGGCGGCAATTTCCTCAATGGTTAAACCGCATTCAACGGCTGGAACGATGACTGCTACACCATCGTCTGTTGGGTAAATAATTCTTGAGTTCATGGTTTTCTCCTTTATCTAAATACCGCAAGACATACATTTACAAAGTCAAACTGTGTCGTAGCACCGTTTGCAGTGACAGTGGCAATTCTTACACTGCCTGCAGTTGTAGCAGTTCCAGTACCTGTAAAAAACATAAAAATACCATGAGCCGCTGCGGGACTTCCAGTAGTACCGACTGTCGAATAATTTGCATCAGTCATAGCTGTTGTAAAGTTGATTGTGTAATCTCCTGTGCCGTTATCGGTAATGCTTGTCACATTACCACTTCCACGAATCGCTACAGTACCTGTGCCGTTAAAGTTTACCCAAGCACGACAAGGATAAATTGGGGCTGTACCTGAAACAGTAGCAAATTGCGCTGAGTCAATGTTTGGTGTTGTGAGTGTCGGTGTTGTCAGCGTTTTATTTGTCAGCGTTTGGGTATCAGTTGTTCCAACAACAGCCCCCGCAGGATTACCTACGCCACCCGCCGGAAACGTAACGCCTGATGTACCGCTAATTGTTGTTGCCATGATTTATCCTTAGAGAACAACCCAGTTGCTACCGCTGGGAACTGTGACTGTGATGCTTGAGTTAATGGTGATTGGCCCTGTACTCATAGCGTTGTAATTTGTGGTGATGGTGTAGTTTGTGGTCACGGTCTGCTGATTCTGCACAAATATTTGATCATTACCGCCACCAGTAGCGCCACCACCAACCGCCGACCATGCTGTGCCGTTGTACCCCTCAAACGTGTTTGTATCAGTATTAAACCTTAACGAACCCGCTACACCCGCTGGCTGCTGTGCGGTTGTCCCTTTTGATATTAAAACAGCGCCTGTACTTGTAAAACTTGCATTACCAGCAACATTTAAAGTTGTACCCACATAAACCGCTTTAGCTACACCCACACCACCCGCAGTAATGATTGACCCTGTAGACACGCTAGAGGAATCTGTGGTTAAAGTTGAGGTGATACCTTGTGCAAACGGTATGCGAGCCGTAGCGGTGGTCTGACCGTCTTTGGTGATAGCTGTAGACAGACCTGTTGCCAAGTCCGCTGTAAGGGCGTTAAAGGCGGTTGAGGAGATGACCGTGCCTGCGACTACAGGCTGACCAGTAGTGTTTATTTGGAATGTGCCTGAACCGTTGTAACTCATTTCTTACCTTTCAAAGCATCTGCTAGTGCATCGTATTTTGTAGATTCTTCCACTTGTTTTTTAACTGCCCTGTTTTTCATAAAATCTTTTGCAAAATTTGGTGATATAGATTTTGCTAATCCATCAAAATATCTTGCAATAACGCTACCAGTATTGGAATAGTTAACCGAACCTTCAGGCTTAACCAAGGCATCTTGTATGACATTTCTTACATCCATCAATGTATCGCGCCCTTGCTTGCCAAACATATAAACCAATTTATCTTCCCGATCCAGCGTGTCAATTGCCGTTTTTAGCTTGGCAAATGAAAGTTCATCCTTTGCATTTTTTGTCAAACGATCTTTTAAATATTGAATTGTTTGGCCTTGTAATTCGGCATATGCTTGTTGACCTTGTGGCCCACCTTTTTTCAATAGCTTGGTAACCGTCCGCATTTCCTCTAAGCTGCCACTTAGCACCACATGAGAAAACACATCATCTAAGGCAATTGCACGGTCTGCATAGCCACCTCTTGTGCCAAGCAACTTAGCCACGCGGTAGGTGTTTTCAAACTGGTTACCAAGTTCTGCACGTTGCGCCCTAGCTTTGCGGTACAAATCCCCGCCAGCGCCCTCGGTCATATCGTTAATAACGCCTTTGACTTGCTTCATAAACAAACCTGATGGATCGCCAGGTTTGCCTAACTGACCCGCTGATTTATACAATTCTTCTAAATCATCAATAGTTATTTGCCCATTTGTTGCTTTTTTCAACGTATCCAAATCTGCTTTTATTGATTTAATTTCGGGAACTGAAATAGATTTGCCTGCATTTGCTTCTAACCATTCATCAAGTTTAGTGGTGTCAACCACTTGTTTAGTCTCGCCGGAATTCCTAGCTGCTTCATAAGCCTTATCTACTTTAAGTTTTTTGGCATCAAACTCTTTAACCAAAGCATCATCAACCAATGAACCAACTTTGCGGTATTCCTCAGGGGCGGCATACTCTGCGCCTGTTTCATCAGCCATTTGCTGAAATCGTTTTAAAATCTTTTCTTTTTGGGTTTGCTTAAACTCTGTTAAACCTTTTGCCAATACAGGATTTTCTTTAGGAAGATCAGATTCACGTTTTAAAAGCGCAAAGTCTTGTAATTGTTCGCCTTTAAGCAAAGGAATATCTTGCCTCAAAGCTCGTTCTTGGCGCAACAAGGCGGGGTTTGTGGTTGCCGCACCCATACCCACCATCTGCGGCTCATTTGACCCTAAAGCCTGCGCTAATCGTTGCTGTGTGCTAATTGCCGCAGGGGTAACAATTGCTTTAGCTTGACTTACAGCGGCAGGCGTTAAAACTGATAATTTGTTGCCCAATGCCCCATAGGTTGGCGGTAAAGCGCTTAAAGCCTTGCCCAATTGATTGACAATATCAGGCCCTGTTTCTGTGCGTGGTTGATAAAATTGTTGGCTAGTTACTTGGGCGGCTTTTTGCCCCATCTCTTTGCCTTGTGGCGTTCCATAACCGCCATACGCCTCGCCAAACATTCTAGCGACAGGTGTAGCTACCATGCGCCCAACTTCACCAGCCATGATCGCTGGCGTTTCAACCAACCCCATAACGCGGTCTTGCATAGAAATAGGAGTAGGCGGCAAGGTTGTGCTGCGTTCTGCGCCAGGTATCTGTGCGCTGCTTACGCCCATCTGCTCAAAGAATTTACCTCTTGGAATGTCCGCATAGTATTTGCTATGCAAGGCATCTGCCAACGCCGCATCAGGCATATCGTTGTATTCGGGGTTTTGAGCACGAAATTCAACTAAGGTAGCCATTATTTACCCCGCAAGCCTAAAGGATCAGCACCGCCGCCTGATGGGGCTTTAGGCTGACCACTCATATACCGGTCAATATAGGCTTGACCCTCTTTTGTTGTTCCAATTCTCATGCCATCAATGGCTCGCTCTCGGGCTTCCCTTTTTTGCTTAATTACTTTGTCGCCCTCGCCAATCATGGGGAAAAACTCTTTTATGGTGTTTGAAATTTCAGAAGCCCCAAACGACGCTCCTGAGGTTTTACGCAACCAAGCTGTTGAAAATGCAATTTGGGCTTGGGCAAGACGTTGCTGATCTGCGTTAGGGCCAACCAAACTTGTGGGGTCAGTCCTAGCAATAGATTCAATTTGATCTGCAACCTTTTCACCCACGCCCAAAGGCACTAAGCCAACCAAGCTTTGCATCATTGCAGGGATTACCGCATTTTTAACTGTTCCAGCTTTTTCAAGTTCTTTCATGGTTGCATTGGCTTGCGCCATTGCGCCGCCAAACAATGCCGCATTGCTCTGCGTTTCTGTCATGTCTTTGTTAACAGACATAAGTTTTTGCTTTTCAATCTCACGCATATCCCTTGGGCTTAAATTGGATGCGGTTGGCACTTCTGCGGGCGCAGGGGCGGGCGCGGCAGCTCTTGGCGCATTTAAAGGCGTGTATGGGCGATTTTTTGGTAGTACGGCGGTGGTTGGAGCAACAACAGGCGCGGCTTGTGTAATTGGAATAGCAGACTGAGAAACAGGGCGGCTTTGAATAGCCCCTAAAACACCAGTTGTAGGGGTAGGCGCAGTAGGTATTGCCACATTTGTGGTCACGCCTTGGTCAGCTAGCGTTGCCTTTTTAATGGCAAGATCAGCCAAAGCAATCTTGAAGTCAAAAATATTTTTAGGTGTAATGCCGCCAGCTTTGTTGACCAATGAAGTGTTAACTAAGTCCACAATAGCTGGGTTTTCTTTCCAATTGGGCGGCAAAGCGCCAGCAGTTTGCAAGTCGCCCAAAATGCCCACCAAAGGTTTAGGCACACCCGATTTAAGCAATGGGTCGCTTTTATTAAAATAACGTGTAACTGCTTGACCTTGGTCGTTAGTAGTATCAACAGATACCAAATCCTCGGGTTTTCTAGCACCCTCAATAAAAGTAGAAAAAGGATCGGGTGCATTTTTGTTAATCAATCCAATAATTTCTTGACCATTTGGATCAAATTTGCTAAATTTTTCCCACTTAGGCTGTTTTGCGCCTGTAACAAAAGGTACGAATTTATCGCCAATTATTCTGCCTGCGGTATCTTCAGGGCCAATTTTTATAATTGCTTGCTCGGCTTCTAGTTTTCTTTGAGCCGCCGCTTGTTGTTGTGCTTGTTGTTGCATCAGGGCTTGCGCCAACATCATGCGACCTGCGCTTGTTTGTGTAAACTTAGGGTCTTCCAACATACTGGCTTTAAGCGCGGAAACTTGTTGGCTAGGCGCTCTTACTTCGGGTTGAGCTTCTGACATGGTGGGTAGAGTTTTAATCTGTTCCGCATTGGCTAATATTGGATTTCCACCATAAGCGGCTTGTGCTTCAAAGCGAGCTTTGGGTTGACTTAATCTTTCTAATTCTGCTTGTTGTGCAATATTTTCAGGAATAGGTGCTGATGGCACGGCGGCAGAGGTTACAGCGCCAGGCACGGTCTCAGTTCGACCTGCAAGCCCAAAAATCTTAGCAAAGTCAGACATTGTGTTAGCTTCAAGTGCTTTTTGTTCGGTGTCGGCTTTTTGTAATTCTTGACCAGCAATGTAGCCTTGCAATAGCTTGGCAAGACCTTGGTATGGGCTGATCCTTACGCCTGGCGCAGTTGGCATATCAATGGGCAAAATAGCCTGCTGTTGCATAGCCTCTGCCATCTTGCGGCGGCGGTCTAATGCCGCTTGCTCGGCGGTCAAAGGGCTTAAATTAATATCTGCCATCAAAGTCTCCCATAATCAACCTTATGCCGCCATCATTGCTGGGCCATATTTCATTGCCGCACCACCCAAAGAATATAAACCTGCCGTTTGAGCATTGGCTTCAGCAACTTGTTGGTTGTAAGTGTTGGCATCAAACATTCCTTTCTGTTGTGTCGCTTGGAATATTGGCGGTGGCGCAACCGTAGAGCCTTGGTAAGCGCCAAACTGTGGGTTTTGAATCTGTGAGCCTGACATCAGCGCCGTGATCTCATTCAATGGCAATTGACGTTCTTGGATTGCTTGTGCAATCGCCTGCTGTATAGCGGTATTGCCAAACTGACCCGATTGCACCGCTTGGTTAAATCCTTGGGCATTTGCGCCAACGTCAAGGTTAATACCTTGTAAAACCGCCTGCGTTCTTGCGTCAGTCTCTTGCTCACCAAGCGATCTAATGGCGTTGTCGTAACCCTCCATGCCAGGCCGCAACCCTTGATTGATTAAGTTGGTCTCGGTGGTTGTTCTTTGTCTTGCCAAAGATGGATTAAGGCGAGACATGATTGCCTCTTGCCCTGTCATACCTGCGTTAACCGGCATCTTTGCAATTTGACTTGTATCTAACGATGTCTGCACCGCAGGCCCACCAAAACTAAAAGGCTTATCAAGCACACTACTAGCCGTGTCTGCGCCTTTTTGCCCAAGGTTTGCAAGTGAAAGCTGAACGCCTTGTTGCGCTTCTAATGTCTTTTGTGCGGTGGGCGTAAGGGTTTGGCGAATAGTAGGAATATCGCCGTCATAAGAAACCAATTGCGTACCATAAGGCGTGTATGTATTTGGATTAGACAGCTTAGCCGTAGCCCTTGCAGAATCTAAATTAGCCGCGCCTTGCTCCTGCGCCGCGCCTCTGTAATCAGGAGCTGGTGGTGGTGACGGTGAGTCTTTCATATCGTTCCCCTAAATATTTGCAATCATTCTTTGCTAACGTGTACAAAATCATGTCTCCATCAGCCATGCCGTCCTTGATTCGGGCCTCTTCTGTAAAACCCATTTTTTCAACCAAGTTAATACTTTTTGAATTTGTTGAATCTACTGGAACAATAATCTTTTTGACATCACAAACATTGAATGGATAATCAAAAATTATTGCCAAGTATCTTGGTGTCATTCGACCAGCAATGGCAATATGGCAAGTGATTGTTCGCCTATTCCAATTCTCGTAAATGACACCAGCAACAAACTCGTCATTTCTTTTCAATCCGATTGATTGGCTGTTTGCCTCGAAATACTTACCTTTTGTTTGCCCAGCCGTCCAATGACCTGCTGAATGATCGGTAATTAACTCAAAGAACACCGCCACCCTCAAACACTAGATCGGTTGCGACCCATTGCAATTGTATGCCTTGCGTGGCAGTTTTGATCAGCGGCGCAAACGTATATCCGATATTTGTTGCCCCCTGCCAATCAGCACTTGGCACTAACCCAGCTCCCCAAATAGCAGAATCCCAAAGCCCTGAGTCCCATAAGCCATAAATACTTGTAGAAAAGTTAAGTTGTGCCGATTCATCCGCTAAGTTGTAGTCAACATTTACGTTACCAAAAACTGATGGCGTACCATTTGTTTGCAGGTGATAGCGGATCATCTTGCATTGCTTTTGCAAAGCCGTTCCATAGGATTGAAAGCTCTGTAACCCAAATCCATCAATATTAGAGGTGTCATCAGTTGTGCCGTTCCAAGCCAAGCCCACATAGCCATTACCGCCAAAGTAAGGGTCATCTATGTGCAATTCCCAACAATTTGCATACCAACCTGTAAAGTTACACCAGCTCTTTGTAATGTTGTTCATTACATATTGCTGTTGCTCACCCTCGTCATATGGCACATTTAAGATCAATTGATTTTCTTTTGGGTAATACAGCAGTTGCCACCCAAAATTAGCCCCATAAGCCGATATAGCCGAACTCATGGCGTACTGGATCTTGTTGGTGATAGACACCCTTGGATCAAGCCTAGAGCTTTGCAATGCCCCACTCATTGGCACTACGCCATCTTGAGTAATGACAAGCAAGTCACCGCCAAACTTTGTATAGCAGCGCCTGCCAATTGGTGCGCCAAGTTTATAAAGCCCAATCTGTGAAATTCCTGCGGGCGTTGTTGGGTCTGTCAAACGCCAAACAAGCGCCTCTCCATTGCTTGTAATGAAAACCAAATAATCATCCACGCCGTAACCAGCGTCTAGCGTCCAAGTCATTCCCGCCATGATGTAGCCACCAAGCTGAAAAATACTGCTCATGTCTAACGCAACCGCCGCGCCGCCAATAGAGTTAACAGGCAAGTACCAAACTTTTAAAGTGTCATTGGTTGTAAGCCAAATGCGATTTTTAAACAACGTGATATTTGCAACCGTTGCCGTGTCAATGTTTGTGATGTCATAAGGCGCGCCATCGCCATCAATGTGCCAGTTTGTGCCGTCAAAAGTGCGTAACTTATCTGCGCCATTAACCGCCATCAAATAAGACGCTGCCGGTGTGGTGATGTTTACATACTGAAATTTTGAGTTTGTAAGACCACTTACAGCCGCCGCACCCACCGCGCCCGAGCTAGTAGCATCGTAAATCTTGCCATCAGATACAGCAAACAATTTGTTTGAAGTCCCCGAGCTGTACGCCATCAATGTCTGCACTTCTGCGGGTAATCCTGTGGCGTGTTTGGTGTAGCCGTTCCTCAAAATGACCGAGTTAGTGCCAGGCCAAAAGTTTTGCAACGTCACCGCATCTAGCGGGTCCATTGCCCCCAAAGCATCCCGAGCATTCCATCCACCAATAGGCGCGGCAACCGTCACCGTTTGGGCAGCTTGCTGGCGCGGTATCTTGGCAAATGAATTTAGCATTTATTTCTTTTTTTCAGGCTTTGCAGTCTTGGCAGCTTGTTTAAAGTCTTTGGCTGATGGTGCGCCCTCTGTGCCTGGCTTTCTCATCTTCTCGCCCGAGCCTGCGGCGATCCTTGCCCTTTTTGCTTGAATATTTGCATACAAACCGTCTAATTTCATGTCATCCCCTTAAACACTAGGCCAATTGCCATCTTGCACACTCCAAGGCCCAACCAATTGATTCATTCCAACTGGTGCAAGGGACATGGCAGAAACTGGTTGATCTTGAGCTTTGCAATAAGAAAGCGCTCGCATGAATTCGCCTAGTTCAATTGCATAGTCAAGTTTTTTAGCTTTCAAAAAATAAAACTTGAGACCAGCCAACATCAGATCATCAGGGAATATTGAGGTGTCTGTGTCCAACGTAAATGCTGATTTAGACCCTTGATCTGAGCCTGTAGCACATACCCAATAGTTCGACACATACTCAAAAGCAAAGTTGTAAACCGTTGTCAATGCTTGGAAAATCCTAAATTTATTGTTGTATATACGGTAACGCTCGCGTGGGCCAATTGAAATAATGCCGCCTTGCAAGAACTGCCAATCTTGTGATGACTTTGGCCCAAGGTTACGCCAATGGTCTGTACGATCCCAATTGGTGTCGGAAATCATGCGGTCATAGCTATCAGGCAAGTCATAGTCCTGCTTGGCAAACGTCATTGAAACCGCTGCCGTGGATGTTGCAACCGGCGTGTTTAGCGTGACCTGCGTACCGCTGTCAATGGTCAAAATCTCAGCATAAGGCGCTTGCCCTGTGCCTGTGACCACATTGCCCACCTGCAAAGCCGCCGTGCTTGGGATTGCCGTGATCACCCTAGAACCTGCCGTAATAGTGCCGGTGGTGCTTACAGCAACCTGAGTCTGCCAAATATAGGCTTGCACCAAACGCTGCCATTCGTAATCCCTAACCAAATCCTTACCCAAGCGATTAGCTAAGGCAAGAATTTGGATGGTTTGATTGTTGGATGAGCCAATTACTGACGGTGGCTGAGTCAAGCCCAACTCTGCGGACATTTGGTCAACCACTTGCAGTAATGTGTAGCTCATGTCACTCCTCTACGGTTTCTTTTTTAGGTCGTCCGGCTCTTTTATTAATCATCGCACGGAGTTCAGCTAGTTCAGCCTCTTGAGCCTCTAGTTTTTTATCCATCTCTGCGCGGATTTTGTCCATCATCTGCGAATCTTGCGCCGCCATAATGAAAGCCCGAGCCTTTGATCTCAAGTCGTTAAAGCCCATGATCTTGTCGCCAGCCACATCGGGCAGGTTGGCAAACTGGTCAATGGTAAAAATGTTAAGCGCCTTAAATTCTGCTTTTTGTGTGTCAGATACCGCCATCCATGCGTCAATGGGTGTGCCAGCTACTTTTTGTTCTTTCTTTTGCTCGTATCTTGCCCACTCAATTGGGTAATCTTCCATGTCTTGCTCGCGCATAGGGCGGTCAACAATTAAGGTCGAATCGCCTGGCACTAACTTCTTGATAAAGATGCGCTCCTCAAAGATTGGGCGCTTCTCCGCATCTGATTTAAAGTTATTACGCACCTGCACCGCATGAAAAAACACCGCCATCTTGCCACGGTTATCTTCCATGAAGCTCTCGTTTGTCCAACCCGCTACTTCGTTTTTCATGCTAATTCCTTGAGTTTGAAAGCAGTTTCCTGCATTAGACCATCGCCGTAAAACACCACTTCCGCATCCTGCGTGTCTATGAAATTCTCCATTTCAATCGCCGCTTGGAGCATTTGCTGTGTCGTTTGGAAAGTTCTCAAACCAACATTGACCATGATTTTAACTTGATCTTTGCCAGTATGAGCACCTGCATGGCGGTTATTTGTGAATGAACAATCCATGCCGTGAATGTCAAACCGGCGAAACCCTAAAGCCGCCGAAACATTCATTGCCCTCATGCCCACACTAGAACCGCCCCCTATCAGGCTTTCCATGCCCTCGGGGTGGTGCTGGGCAACCCATGCCACCGTTTCTAAATCATCCCCATTCACCAAATGCCATACCTTAACATTTTTTCCTTTGAGAGTCTCCCAAAAGTTTGGATGACAAACCGAGGCCATCAGATACTTAGTGGTTTTCTGTGGCTTTCTTAACATCTGCGCTTTATGCGGTCTTGGGTCGCAGTCAACGTGAAAATCAGGGATAACCCCTCTTTCCACCAAATAGTCATGCGCCCCAGAGACCGTCATGATTGGGTGCTTGAGCTGCTTCCAAGTGTCTGCAAGGCTTGGGCCATAGCAAGCAATGGTCATGCGCCTGTCGTTGAATTTGCCTTTTTTCTTAAGCAAGGGCAGGTGCATTGACTTTGCCATTTGCTCATGGCGCTCGGCGTTGGTCAAGACCCCTTTAAGCATTCGACCCTCATGTCACGAAATGGGAAATGGTATCTAGGCTCGCAAAACGTAATCTGTTGCATACCCACGGTTTCCAGCATATCTTGCAATGGGCGTTGAAACCAACCCCAATGGTGGCACATGGCCTCAGACTTGTATTTAGGGTCACCGTACAACGCATTTAGCGTCATAAAGGGCTGTAAAGGCTCTTTGTTGACCACACAGTTGTGGACATAAGCAAACACCTTATCCATGCAGGGAAGCTCTAGGATCATTTTGCCGCCAGGCTTAAGCACCCGCTTCCACTCGGTCAGTAGGTCATAAACCTCCCACTCATAAAAGTGCTCTAAAACATGGATTGCCGCTACCGCATCAGCAGAATCGGTTGCTAGCTCAAGTTTTCTAAGGTCGCATTTGATGTCGGAAATGTCAGAATGCAGGTCTACGTTTATCCAACCGTCCCATTTCTTTTTTCCGCATCCAAGGTTGTAAGCCGTTTCGTAGCTGTCTTCCACTTGTCGATCAGTATTTGAGGCGAGAATTCTGCCGTCACGAACCTCTGCGCCTTGGATATAAGTTCGTTCATGTTCTGCTGTTTTGTCCATTCGATGCCCTCTTTGATGTTGCCCATGTAACTGGGAAAACCTTCTAAGGCTGGATGCGGCTCTGCAACCACAAAACATCCTTGTCGAATCGCCTCAATTGCCCTGTTTGCGCTCTTGTAAGGAGCTGTGGCAGGGATCACCACTATATCGGCTCGGGCAAATTCTTCCAACATGGTTTCATGCGACCAAGGGATTGCCCCATCAAAATTAGACACCACCCGCAAGGGATAACCCTCAAGGTCAGGCAATATGCGTCTTAGGCTTTCACGGTTGACATGATGCCCATACCATAGCAAATTAACCCCATTGCAATGCGGTGGCATCTCGGGGTACTCATAAGGGTCGGGGATGACAGTAGCGTCCCGCCCTAGCTCTTTAATTCTCTTAGCCATCTCGGTGGTGGAACAAGTCACCGCGTCTGCAAGGCGTAACGCCTCTTGGTAGTGCATCCAATCGAAATGATCATCACAAAAGTCCACCACCACCCAAGCGCCTCGGGCTTTAGCTCTTGCCATCACCATCAGCTCGTTGGCTTGCGGTTTGGCAAATATCAGCGTGTCAGCGGTTAAATCGTTTTGGCTTGCCCAATCCCCCGCCGGTATCTTGGCGCGGTAACGCCAGCTCGCAGCAGTCTCGTTACCAAAATGGATGAATGATGTGCGGTCGTTAAGGTCTGCCTTAACATTAATGATGTTGCCAAGCTCCATCATGTTTTGTTCGCGCATCTTGATAATGGCTTGGATTAACCCATGCCCATGCCCATTGAACACCGCATCAGGCAAATAATCGTAGTACGTTTGGAAATGCTCGGCTTGCAACGCCATAGCTGTATTGCAATAGAAGTTCTCGCCCTGTGGGTCAATCTTTACCTCAATCAGTTTGTCGCCATCTTTTAGCCCATCGCCGTTAACTCTCAGCATCTTGCCGTCATTGCATGAGTCAAAGCCAAACAGCTCAAACTGGCGGTAGCCAAGGACGTAGAACAACGATATAGCCCTTAATCCCGAGGTTGTACCCCCACCTATCAACATGGAGTTTTTAGGGCGGTCTTGCCCCTTTTTAACGTATGGATGCCATAGCGTGACCTGATACCCATCTAGGTTGTCAAACATTGCTGGATGGCATTGGCTTGCAATCATGTAATGCACAGACGGCTGCGGTTTGTAAAACGCTATCCTGTGCTCTTGCGGATCAATGGCTAATGCGTAATCAGGTATCACGCCGTTATCAATAAGCCAATCATGTGCGCCCTTGATTGCCACAATAGGCGACCCTGCCGCTTTCATCTTTTTAATAAGCTCTAACTGACCTTTAACGCTTGGTGCGCTTGCCACCAACAGGATTGCGCTAGTCTTTATCGGTTGCGCTTCTTTTACCTGTGGGTAACCTCTAGCAATCGCCGCATCCATATTGGCAAACAATGTCTCATCTTCTGCGACACATTTACCAGTAATTTTTAAAGGCAAAGAACTCATTAAAAAGACACCCCACCTTTTGAGTGGGGCATCGTTTCTGATTAGCCTGCGCCAAC